GTCTGAACAACTTGATAGTTCTTTTGGTAGTTACCGATTTGGTTGTGAACAATCGTTCCGGAAAGACGTGTTCCAACAGAAGCAGTCGTCATCAAAATGTTCTTGATGTTTACGGGACGCTTTGCAGTTTCGTCGCGGAAGCGTTGTGCCGTAGGAAGCTCTGGAAGCCATCCTAAAGGCGCAGAACCTGCCGGTGAATCAAGGAACGGATAGTTTGGCGGAATCACTCCAAGGGCTCCAGAGGCGCCGGGAGGGATGTTAGAGCTACTTGGGTCGAGACCAAGCGCTAAACGGAAACCTTCTGCTCTTGACTCTCTTGTGTCTGTTCCGTCATTGATTTCTGTATGTCGGTAATATCTACCGCCAACAAACTTCTCTGTGAACGGACCCTGCAAGGATGTGTCTGTGCTATTAACAAAGTCATTGTGAAGGTTTGTAACCGTTACGCCAGATTTGTAGTCTCTTACAACCTTAGAGTTATAGCCAGTTGTAACAGAAGAACTGTACAAGCTGAACGGCGCATACATATTACCATCAAACTTAAGTTTGTCGTTATCTCCCCTATTGATTGACGGGTTCAATCCGAAACCAAGACGTTGCTTTAGAGTCGGATAGTAAACATCTGGCGTCTCGATAAGTTCTTCTACATCAACATCAAATGAAAGCATAATATTCTTTGGAATATTCGTTGCCGTAACTGTGGGACCGTAAGGCTGGGTTGCCTCAAACGTAAAGTTAGGCTTATTGCTTTGGTGTCTGGCTACACCACCGACTGCTGTTTGACCTTCAGCTGCAAACTTTACAGGAGATCCTAATCTTCTTCTGTAACCAGATTCTACAGCCGCTAAAATTCCAGCCCGATCAGAGTTGGATGTTTCTTTCTTGTATCTCTGCCAAGGAAGATTCTTGTTTTCAGATTCTGTTGGTAGTGGAGAATGTAAAAACTCCCACTTCTTTGTCTGAGTGTAGTTAGAGGAGCCGATCTGTCTTTTTGTTAGCGCTCTGTTAGAGAAGAATGATGCTCCAGCCGGGAAGTCATCTGGACTAGAATCAACATCACCTGAAGCATTGGAGCCATCGACGGACCCTTCAATATCTGTTGCTCCTTGTCTCTGTAGGAACGGAAACTTGTTTTGATATTTTGGCCTCTCTAGTACGTGGTTCTCAATAACAGTTCTTACATTATTGGAAAAGTCAGCTGAGGCTGGTACTAGCTGGCCAAGCATTACGGATAATGAAGAGTCAAACCACTTGTAGAACTCATAGAACTTGTCGAAATCTAGCTCATCATTTCCAACCTTCTCAAAGAACTTCTGACGCACAAACTTCATTTGCTTGTATTCTGGGCGCCAACGCTCTACAGGATCGCCTATAAGGTTGTGTAAGTCCCTCATAGTAGCGAAGTTGTTGATCATCTCTTCAGAGATGGTCTGATACATGCTCTTCTCAAATGCGAAGAAGTAGTTTATTGGGCGTGATTCGGTTGTGAAAACGTCCTGATCTTCTGCTCCAAGTACACGAACCATATCCTGTGATTGGATGTTCTCGGGAAGATTTAGTCTTGATGATACAACGAAGTCTTTGTCGATTGCTTTTGTGGAAGAAGCTTCAAAGAAGTCGCCTCTAGCAGTATACTGCTTGTTTAGGATGTTTCCTAAATCTCCAAATCTTGTAAAGGCGGCAGATCCAGAACTAATGTCGTCCACAATAAACTGACCACTAGCATCTGAGCCCGTGTTGTTGAGGAACTCCCAGTTGAACACTAGGGTATCAAGTTTTGTTATATCCCCAAAAGAAGCAGATGGGTTAAACGGATACGCATATAAATGCGGCTGAAGGGCACCGTGATTTTCTGTATCAAGAATGTGTCCTCTTAGGGCATCATCCTCAACATAATCAAGCCAGTATCTACAAGCATTGACTTTTACATCCGATGTTTGAAGTACAGTTCCGGTAAAGTTTGTTCTGTGCGCGCCTACGTATGCTCTTTTGCTGCTTGTTAGGAACGCTGCGGGAGGATTAGAAATCGTCCCTGTTACAGTAAACTCTTCAAGAATTACGCCGGCATCGGCTTGAACACCATGAAGTTCAATAACATAATCGCTATTTGTACCATCAACAAGTCCTGTTAGCGGGAACTGATCTGGTCTTATTCTGACAGATAAGTTCCATCTTGTGTTGTTGTAGACATCCTCATACAACGAAGAAACAAGTTCTGGAACATGCCCACCAGCCGTTCCGGTGAGAACAAATCTAACGTTTGATGACCGAAGCTCATCTCTTACGGCATATACTTGGAAGTTAACATCGTCAGAAGTCGCCCATGTAGTGTCGGTGCCTGAATCGACTGTGCCGTGTACACCAAACAAGGAGGCACTGATTGTGTTCGTATCAACATAAACAATAGAAGATTCATCTTGCTTTAGTGGGAAAAGAATCTCAGCCTCTAAAGTTGTGGCATATCCACCAGTTAGAGATACGCTAGAGGTAATAAATCCTACAGAGTTAACGTTTGATGTGTCGGTGTAGTTGTACACATTCGCGCTTTTACCAGCTGCTGTGTTGAAGTTAGCAAACTTGTCGCCAACAATGATGTTTCTTCTGTTGCTTTGAAGCTCATACTGTACGTTATCCGCGTACATATTGAGTTTTATTAGCTCATCATCAATACCAAAACAACGAATAAGATTTCTAAATGCTTTTTCGGTGCCTTTAGACTTGTAGATGTAGTTTAAGTTGTTGTAAATGTTCTGGTATATAATGTTCTTGATGTCGTGAAGTGACTTTTCATAGACTTTATCTTCACTTCTATCGGCCAACTTCTCTAACACATCGGTATCTAGGAAAATCTCTGGCGCCACAAATCCGTAAGAAGAAAGAAGTTTCTCTGCAAATGGAAGCGGTTTATCACTACCACTGGGGTATTGAATATCCTTTAAGTGGTTTAGACTGTCGATTTGTAGATGCAGAGTATCAAAGTAACTTGAAATAATCTGTGTTAGATACTTTGTGTTCTTCTCGCCCTCTGAATCTTCCTCTGTAATCCATGAAGGAATGGAGTTGTAGACAGCAGCATTGTTATTGACATCGTGGGCCGAACCAGATGTCTGCAACTCAGATGCTAACGAAACAACGGCTGGATGGAAAGAGTAGATGATTGGATCTTGGTATTCACTAATGGCAGCATTAGACAATACAATCGCTGAGCCTGTGTTTCTTGAGTTGGTTGTGTATCCAGTCCACGAACCGTTAGAGAAGCGACCAGAGTAATCAAGAACAGTGCTATCTGTTGATGTTCTTCCCGTGATGCCTTCATTAAACTTGAAGTAAACACCTAGGTCTACGTTTGCTGACTCCTCGGTTGTTGTAAACGGAGTTGGATCCGTATTTACGCCACCGCCAACTTGCGTAAACCAAAAACGTCCGATTTCTTTAGAAGATCTTTGTGTCTTCCAGTATCTCAACTCATCAAGAGAACCGGAAAGCTTACCTGCTCCCGCTGATGCGGAAGAGCCAGAAGGTGCAGCAATGAGGGCACCAATGTACGCACGTAGACTTGAAGAGTCTGTGTCGTCTATGCCGGCAGAGCCTAATATGGTCTCGTTGTTGAGATTACCATCAACATAGAATCGTGTGGTAACGCCAGCAGATGCAGATTTAACTGTTACAGCATAGTGGTGCCAGTTGGAATCCGCTACAGAAGAGGTTGTAAATGTAGTAGCAGCGATTGGCTGCTGGAAAAATCCTGTTGAGCCCGAGAAAACTGTAAGTAAGAATGGGTCTGTTCCGTCAGCGGTACCTGAAAGCTCTAATGTAAAACGAACATAATCTGCTGACGATGAGTTTTCGCCATTCCAAAGATCGAACAGAACTTCTTTTTCAGTTGAAGCAGTAACAAACTCAGTCTTGTTTAACCAAAACTCAATAGAAGCACCTTGCGATGCTAGATCGAATTCTAGGTTCGACCCTCTGTTCTTAGATGGCTCATAATAGTTGGAGCCTGTAAAGTTAACTGATTTTGGCGACATGCCATTTGGATTAGCATTCGGGCCACCTTTTACAAAAATGTATTCTAAATCATCTGGTAAGCCGTACCCATCAGTTATAGATGCTTGTGTTCCCCATCCATCTGCAGAAACAATTGCATATCCATTAGTTCTTGGGTATCGATTGTTGTAGATGTATAAATCAATATAAGTGGATTCATTCTCCCACTGTAATCTTTCTCTTAGAGAGCCATCGTAAGGAAATTCGTTGTAGATTCTTTTGATAGCTTGGTCATAGTATTCTTCGGCTGACCCATAGCGAGCAAAGTTTTCGGGCTTAGAAAAGTCTACTCTTGGAATAAATCTTTCTTCTTCTATTATATCTTCTTCGTGATACCCAACAGATTCTACTTGTGAAGCGATTTCATCTGCCGTTTTCCCTGAAAGAGCCTTGATGCTTTCAGCTACTTCAAAATACTTTTTGATGCTCATACTTTAATTATTCTTCAACTCTAAATTTGAACGTTTGAGGTTGTTCTTGCCAGTCACCAATACTATCGTTGTAATAAGACAATCTTATTTCATACATATAGTCTGGCTCTAGAAGTGACATATCTAAATCAAAGTAATTTCCTTCCTTATCGTAAGATAAGTAAGTGCTAAAATCTGAACCGGTACCATACGGAACAGCCGGAAGATTGTCGATGACTCGATAAATCCCATAAGATGCACTCTCAATAATGTCTGTTGGATTGTTAGCAGTAGCAACTGTGTAGATTGTTGGGCTCCAGTTTCTGTCGCGAACAAAAAATCTAAATCTTGCTGTGTCTTGTTTGGAATACTTTTTCTTGAGATTCTTACAAGATGTGATTCTTGTGAACGTTGGGGCGCTATCATATGTCGGCATTGCTTCAGGGAAGAATGATCCAGTAAAGAACTCTACACCGCCAGAATGCCATACATCATTAATCTCTTGTAGAGGCGTAGAAGCCGCTGTAAGAGCGACGGTGCAAGAATAGATACCCGGGCTCACATAACTTCCAGTAGCGTTTATATCGCCAGTAGAGACGACGCTACCACCACCCTGTAAAGATATCTTAGAACCAGCTGGCGTTCCGAACGAACTGGAATAGAAAGACACCAAAATATTTCCTGTTCCAACACCCGGGATGTTGCGAAGGCGACCTCTTACATAGTTGTAAAAGTATAGAGTATTTAAGTTATCAGCAGCTGGTGCGCGAGAGGAAGAGAAGTAAAAGTTTTCTCTATCATCCATTACGCGAGAATCCCATCGAGCCTCGATTACCGGACGCTTAAAGAAGAACTCACTTGAGCGAGCAAAGAATTTCTTTGTGTAGTACGACTGTGTTGCTCCGACAGTGTTCTGGATTACTGATCCAGAATCAACCCCCAAGGAAGAGGAGAAGTAAGCTTCCTGAGAAGCGGTCAGCCGAAGACCAAAACCGTAGTTATTGTACTTATTACCTACAGCACCAGTAATCCAGTTCTCTACTACAGTGGTAACATCTAACTCTAGATTTTCATATCCCTGCTCAAATCGAACGTTGTAGTTATCATCGGACAGATAATCACCACCAACATTTGTCCATGAAGTGCTGTTGTTTGTCTTAAGCCAGTTGGATGTTCCAATGTCCTGATATTCATCCATATCAAGACCTGTGCCCTCTACCCAAGACTGTGAGATAGGAGCAACGACAAGATTAAAGTCTTGTGGAAGAGTAAAAGGATGTTCTGCATTGAACATTTTAAGATAGAAAGAAACAGAACCTGACGCTGGGATCGTACCGGCTGTTCTATCAGATGAGATTCGATCTACAGGAAACTGAATAAGGATTCTAGAAAGCTCTTGAGATTGTCCGTTTGATCCTGATTCCTGACCATAAATGGAAAATACCTCAAGAGAATCGGCGTATCCCATGCTGGAGCCCGTACCTCTCGTGACCAAGTTAGCCTCAAAAGCATTTGTGATTGTATTATCAGCGCTAGCTGTGTATCTTAAAATAGCCATTACTGGATTGCTCCCTTGATATCCACGTTGGCGAACTTAAGTTCGAAGATTGCGTTTTCTTGACCTTCGATTCTTCTACCATCGGCAGAAAGATTATCTTGAAAACTAAATGACGAATCTGCGTAGGATGCACCTGTTTTACCAACGATTTCTAAATCTATAACGTCTATAATGCCGTTTACCTTTTGTAGAACTTTGTAGAAGTCTGTTATAAGAATAGACTCACCGATATCATATTGATTTTTAACAAGATAATCTCTCAAAGCTGCGTTCGCTCGATTGATAACATTGAATCTATTTGTGTTCAAATCAATAGCTACAACATAGTTGATTCCGAAGTTGACGATTTCGGCATCTAAAATATCAATGGTATCGTTAACTACTTTATACTGTAAAAGCCAACTTCTTAAGTTGTTCTTTAGAGTTGTGTTTGCAGTGAGCAATTTTCCGCTTGTATCTTCTGAGATAACATATATGTTGAGGTTTCTCTTGAACTCATCAAAGTCTCTAACAACCGCTGCTCTTTTAACAGATCCGAACTTTGCAGGCATTCCATAGCAGATTGATTGATAATCCTGAATGGTCACTGCCCTATTCTGGGTAGCGTAGAAGCCAAATACTCTTTGCTTAATCTCTTCCGAGGAAGGCAAAGATATATCACCAACAAATGGCTCTTCGTTTAGTACCTCTAAGGAACCGATAACAGTGTTGCGAAGTGTCTGTGATAGTGACCCCTGAGAGGTAAAACGGAATAGGGGTCGGTCTACTCCTGTAATAGAGTTTACGGCAGCGTTTACATCGTTAGTTAGGTTTACTCTGTATCCGATTCTTAAAGTTGTATTTGCCGGAGCAATACCAAACTTGTCTGTGCTGATTAATTTTGTCGGATCGAAGTCGGCATCCGTAATGTAGTTGCGACCATTCAAGTCCAAAACAAGATTCGTAGGATCTGCGACTGAATCAGATAGTAACTCAGAGTCAGAGCCATAACCAAACTGTAAATATGTTCTATCTCCCTCGCGCTCAACTGTGAATCTTCTTGCAACTGGGACTGCTTTAAGGATATTTCTTACAGTTGAGTTAGTGGACGTATTGGTGTTACGAATTGCTTTATACACGACATTTTGTGAGAGGTGATCTACTTCTACATATTCGTGCCCTTCGGAATCCAAAACACTCAGTACCTCAGCAACACGACTGTTCTCTAAGTCTACTCTTAAGAATCTTTGGAAGTTTCCTACTTGCAACTCTTTGAAAAGCGTTCTACCAGATACTGCTCGGCCTTGGGCCCTAATAACAAAGTTTGTTGGGTTACCAGTGGTAGAGTCAACAGTACCAACTACAACCTGATTTGTGGATACTGCAAAATCTACGTCTTCCAAGAGAGTGTAAAGACCACCTCCTGTAGAAGAGAAGATAGATCCTGCGCGCAGAACTGGCGCGTATTCTAGGTTAGGACCAGCTGTGTTGGCATCCGATGGAACCTGAATATAAAATGTCAACAACCCGTAGGAAGAAGGGCTCGTGTTTAGCTTGAAACCCATCTGTCTTGCAAGACGAACAACGTTATTGTACTCGATAGAAGACTCTAAAAACGATTCATTTGTTTGATAATCAAGGTAAAAGGATAAAATATCACCGATGTAGGCAACTGTATCCAGCATCAAAGAGCCAAAAGAGGCTTGGTTGAAATCTTTGTATGTATCCGGGTAGTATCTCTTCGCGTAGTTTTCTAGGTCTCTACGAATAGAGTCGAAGTCGCGGCTTGTGTAATCGATAGGTTGTAGTTTTTTGGCCATAATATGCTTCTCTAAATAGGTTGATCAACATCAATTTGCAAAGATGTTGACTGCTGAAGTGGTAATATTGTGAAAGATATAGCTACCGAAAGGTTATGAGGGTAAAGGTCTGGATTTCCTTCTGGTATTTGAAACTGAATATTGTCTATCTGGATGTAACTTAAGTATCTTCCAACCTGTTCGCGGATCTTTGACTCTATAAGAGAGTAAGTATTGGAGCCATTGAACTCAAATAAGTACCTTCTTAATCCCACACCAAAGTTTGGATCCATGATTCTTTCGCCCGGAATAGTTAAAATAAGCATTTTAAGATTTTGCTTTGCTAACTCTTCAAAAGTAACATTTAAGTTGTAAGGACCGAATACCTCGCTTACTGTTAATGGTAACTTTGGAGATAATCCAGATGCCATTTATCCTTCCTCCGGTGTGTCACTACACTCGTTTGCATTGGCGTTTTCAGCACTAGCGTTTGAGACATTATTCGTTTGATTCGTAATATCACTTTTAAGTAGTTCTAATAATAAATAAATGATACCAAGTGGGCTCGGAGGCATCATAAGCATTCCAGAGACAGTTCCCGTGAAGTCAATACCATCAATAGATACTCTGGGAAAGAAGTTCTCTGGAACTGGCGGCTGTCCATCGTTATTTGGAGGCTGTGATGCGTCTAATGTCGCAGCAAGACCTTCTTGCATAGCAAAATCACCAAGGCACAATAATAGTTTTGTTAAATCTTCTCCATTAAACGATGGATTGAGATTTCCTTGTGACCCCTCAGCCAATGCTGTATTTAGTTCCTGTGCGACACCACTCTCGTCAATGACCTTAGCTAACTCATTAAAAGCAAAGCCAGTTCCTATCTTGATGCCCTTTGAAATCGCAACGTGTGGGTCTGCGAGCTCTACAACACCCTTTAGAATATCGATTGGGGTCTTGATAAGCATCTTAAGAATAAAATCTCTTGCGGCAGAGTTGAAAGCTGCGTTCTGATCTTGACCGGTAGAACTTGCTATAGCGTTATTTGCTGCTGGTCTTGAGAGATCTGGAGTTGAATCAAAGTTATTATCGTTCGCTATGGTAGACAAGATTATGCTTAAAACTCTGTCTTTTGGTGTCCGGAAAGCTTCGTTGATTCCTTGGAAATACTTTGAAGAAAGATAGAAGTTGTAAATAAGCGGTATTAAAGAGATCGTATCAGAATCAAATGTTGTCGAGAAGAATCTGGTGAAGTCATCGTTGTTCATTATAAAGTTGATATCATCTGCTTCGTAGTCGATACCGATAGAATCTAAAATATACTCTTGAGTTGCTACAGCTTCTGAGACAGCTTCTTGTCTTAGGTCCAACTCTCGATTCACTACAAATAGCAACTCGTTAACACGAATCTGATCCCAGCGGCCTAAAGAGCCATCTAGAGCGCTGTTCCGTGGGGCCGGAAACGGGTTGTATCCACCGTCACCCATAAGAGCTTGATATATTAGAATCAAGTTTCTAACTGTGTAGGTATCGGGGCCCTCTAGCTCGCTCCAAAAAAATCTTTCTGCATTGGGGCGTGTAAAAGAGTCGAACTGCGCTAAATCAGTGGTTGCAAAGTTCAGCGATGTATCCCAATACTCGATACCAAACTCGGGAAAAATCTGCTGTTTAAAATCTTCTGGAGTGTTACTATACATATTGGCCGCTCTTTGTATAGTGGTATTTGCTTCTTCTAAAAGAGCTTTCCACTCTGCTCTCTTAGTCGAATCAGCATCGCCCAACTCACCAACTACACCGGAGTCCGTGTCAGGCTGATACGCAAACCCCGGACCACCATTACTACTATCAGATAACGGTAAGCCAAACTCATCGTGAAGTTCGTCAATGAGTGCGTTAGCAAGATTCTTTTCAGCAGGAGTATTTCCAATAAAATATGACATAATAGCTTTCCTATGACGGTATTGTCGGTAGACCACCTATAGGCATACCACCAAGTCCCTGCGCGTCATCAGAGGTGATCGGAGGGATCCCTTCATTTCTATAGCCTAGATCTAACAAGAGATAGACATCCTGGCCTTTCTTGACCCAAAGCTTGAAGTAACGACGACCAGTTACATCTTCTTCTTGTTGGGTGATTGTAGAAAAAGAATCTTCTGTATCTTGTTGTTGAGTTGTATCCAATGTTCCCTTGACTTGCCAACCGTATCGTAGTCCAACACCTGGGGATGAAATAATGATCACTGGTACTGCTTCAGTTAGAAAAGCATTTGGATAAGCATTACTTATCTCAGCCCTAGCAGTGTTCAAAGCTTGGAACTCATCACCCATAACGCCGGCGCCCAAAGTAACATGAACAAATATTCTATTTGTTTCCGTATTGGTTGTTACTGTACCATTAAGATATCTTCTTTGCGCGGCGGTCAAGGCTACGAATGGTACTGTACCTTGTGTGAAATCTGACTCGCTGACTGGTAGCGGGTCCAAGTTTTGCTGTTCTCTATCCGAAGTCAACAGGTTCTCGTATTGCTCCGAGGTAGCGGCAGCTGCGTTCTCTCCGGAAAGCTTCATCGTCATTATCAACCCAACTTCCGGAATATTCAAAAGCCTTAATGATGATGGCGTCAATTGTGATATAACATTTGATATTGCAGACGGCTCGTCATTTTGAACTGTAATACCCGGTAGTGTCCTCAACATAGATTCGTTGAAAGATAGCTGATTCGTGTTTGGAAGCGCTTTACGCAAAGCATTGTTGATTGCTTGACGGCTTCTATCGATTCTATCCGAGATCAAGAAATCTAAAATTTCATCAAAGCCAAAGAAAGTGTCTTCATCTGTTATTGAGAACTGTGTGCCTGCTGGGATGGCCACTGTTCCATCAAGGTATAAAATGCCACCTCTCTGGGCTACAACAGAGCGGCGTGCTTTGAGGTTGAAATAAGATGTTAGATCCATTCGTATTCTGTTCTCAGCCGATGGCTCAATGGCATCAAAATAGAACAAGAGAGACTGAAGGATTTGCCCTCTAATGAACGTGAATACAAAACTGTTTCTATCAAGAATGCTATCAAGGTTATAAGCCGACATAACAAAGATATTTTTAATAATAACCTCAGCAATATGTATCTGAACCAAAAGCAAATACATACCAAACTTGATTACGTTTCTTATCTTTGAACTCAAAGGAATATCTTCACCGCTGCAGGCAGACTCTTTATACTCCTCAATCATTTGGTTTATAATACCCTGGATATCAAGGAAGTCGCCAAGTTCGCTTGGTGGGCAGTTTTCTGTTTGTGTAAAGAAGTTTAATGACTGCAAAGTCGCAGCATCAAATACTCCATTTTTTAGAACATATTCAAAAGCATTTTCAACTAACTGCCCGTAAACTCTTGGGAAATCGCTGTAGTAAACTTCTAGCTCTTCTTGAGCTGTTTCGGCATTTAGATTATCTAAAATAGCTACTGCAAACTTGTTTACAAATACATTTGCTGTTTCAGCTATGCCTGTAGATATGCTTTCCGGCAGCAGGTTATTGAGGTTCCATTCCCCAACGGTTGGAGATTTTTCTCCACCTATTATTTCATCCTCTGCATTGTTGCGGAAAAATCGATCTAAGTTGAAATCAATGTTTAACTGTGGGTCTGTATAGCCACCTCTGGTAGGGTAAGTTAGCGAAAGGCTGTTTGGTATTCTTCCTATGTCTTCTATACCAGTTCCTAAATCCGGATTGAGAGCCTGTCCCGCAATAACTTCCTCATCTGTAAGGTTTATGGTGAATGGATTATTTGGATCTGAACCCGTGGACATTACAGTCACCGGTATATTTTCATCCAATGTTGTTATGGATATTGGCGTGAACTCGTTATCAAACTTGAATAGCAATTCAAGATCTCTATATTCATCGACCGCTCCTGTTAAAACAAATGAGCTATAAAAGTTTTCGGTTACAGTCGATAAAGATTGTGGATCAAATCCAAATGAATCAGGGATTATGTAATCCCTAAACGCATTCAAAAAGTTTTGATTAAAATCATACGCCGTGAATACTGGATTTGAGGCATTCTCTGGATTTGCTAGATTATCAACGTTATTGATAATATTTTGTATCGCATCCTTAAAGTTAGGGTCTGCGATAGAGCTTGATAAAGCAAGAGCAATAGTCGTGATTGTCTCGGCAGTTGCTGCCTGATCGGTTCCCAAAAATCTTGATAGATCCACATCGCATTGTTGTAACTGCTCATCTAGATCACTGAACCCATTCTGCATTTGCTGCAAAACGCCAACAATAGTCGCCAAGAATGCAGGATCTATCGGATCGCCAATAGAACCAGTGTTTACTTGTCGTATATCGTCCAGAACTCTTGATTGATTTTTCTGAACGGGTTCAAGCATTATTTCCTTTACAGAGTCGCCAGATGCAATAAACTGCAACTGAACTATTTCCGCTAAGGTGTTGAAAGTCTCCGGAATAGATTTAGTTATTGTAGGATCTAAAAACTCACTATCAGGACAATCCAAGTTAAAGTTTGGAGGGGTGACCTGTAAGCCGTTCTCAATCAAATCTAAAAGCTCTTGAACGTTCTCATCATCGAAGATACCCTCATCCAAGCAAACATTATCTTGATTGGTCTCATAAAGTTCATTGGCGATCTCATTGCAAAGGTTTGTAACATCTACAACGCCTGATAGGTCCTCAAAGAATCCCAATATGTCTGTTCTAGAGCTTAATCTTCTAGCAACAGCCTCGTCGTTGTAGTTCTGATTGAACTCCAATATTCTATCCATCAACTCGTCGGAAGCATCATCTCTGTTTAACAGAAGAATACAAATATCAATAGAACTTAATATTGAAGACAAAGCAGATAAGTAATCTAATATTTGTTGATTCGTAAGCCCATTCTTTCCGGATAGTTGGTCAAGTTGAGATCCCGCGCCAACTGTTGGTAACAGGGAAGTACCGGGATTTGGATTATCTTCAATAAAATCTGTTAAATCATTTTCGCCATAGTCACTAGACCTAGGTGTTGTTAGGGCACAGTTTTCTCTCAATAAATCAGCTAATGTTTTGATGACTTCCAAAACAGTTTGTTGAACCGTATCAACGATTACCTTTTCTATCTCTTTCCAAAGTTCGCCAGAGACTGTGAAGATCTGGAACTGAGTGAAATCAACCTCCGGCAAACTGATCGGAGCTTCTTTCGGAACATCAGGCGGATAATAAACTGAAGATCCAGCTCTAACTAATGCATTTCTAACAGCTTTATTGATTCTTCCGGCCTCAACAGATGCTCCAAAAGTCAGGCACATAAATGCTTCTCTCGCTATTTCGTCAATACCAAACTGTCGCATGATGTAAGCAACCTTTGGGTTTGCTCTTTCTATCAGTCCCAAAGGACCTTGATCTAAGACATCTCCGATTACTTCTGAAACTTGTGCGGCTGTATTCAAAGCCTTGACTGTTTGTGCAGCGGCGACTCTCTTGAAAACCTCGGGATTATCAGCAACTTCTTTTTTAAGTTTCTTGTATTCTTCCGACGTAAAGTAATCTTTAAAGCCTTTCTCTAAGTCATCAACATTATTCACATCTATCAGACCATAATCGTTAGCAACCCTTAGAAGCTCATTGGTCATATCTTTTTTGGGCTGGATCTGGAAGTTCTCGATTATGCTTCCATCGAAACCTAACGAATCTTTGACCGCGTCGTCGTTTAGGAAGTCATAAAAAGAATAAGGGCTATTTGTATCAATCGTATCTTGAATAGAAGTCAAAAGACTTTGGTAGTTTCTCAGAACAGCCAAAGTCATTGGATCATTCAATAGGTTGCTGTTTTCAATGATAGGGAAATAACCAACTTTAAGTGGCTGGCTTTGAATCGACTCTTCGATCAGAAGGTAATCTATTCTAGATATAGCAAGTTTCCCATTCTTTTTACCAAAAATAAGGGTAATAGTATCTGCTTCCGAGAAATCATAACTTGGAACTTGCGTTTTCAACTGCTCTGATAGAAGCGTTACAAGCTTATTGAGAGTCTTAGTAGCTTGTATTTGTAGGGGACCAAACGCGACATTAAGATTTATCTGCCCCTCAAAGCCTGCATATTGGGTATCGAACATTCTAAGGCCATTGTTCAATAGATTGTTCTGCTCTCCAAGAGTACCTACGGTTAAGGTTGTTTCAGATATCTCGCCTTCGATACCAAGGCGCTGATTGAAGAAAGTAAGGTTCGGCTCAAAATCAGGCATATTGCCTTCACTTAGTAGCTCCTCTCTTTTATCATCAAAGTTATAAAGCGTCCTAACAATCACAATCGACATAGCCGATGGTGGCGAAGTTTGATAAGAAGTCTCTAACTGAACCGAGTTTACTATCTCTTCTATCAAGGATTCTGCTAGATCTAAATCACCATTTGCTTGTTCTTGAAAATACTCTTCATCAAACAAATACGAGTAGAACTCTGGAAGATATGATGAAACAAACGCCCTCGCTCCCTGTTCTTTGATTGATAGCAGACCAAATTGAGATCCAACACCGCCAGCTAAAGCGTTGCTGCTTACTTTGATTTTTACCTTATATGTTCCGCTATTTTTATCATAAAACGGAGTATTGAAAGATTTGCTTAAGTATTTCTTAGTGGTGATTGAAGCCATGTCTTAATTAATTCGTATTGTTATATTTGCTTAATATAAATAAGCCCTTACCATCTTTCGTAGTCTCAGCACCTCCCGGTGTCTGCAAATAACTTTGTTTGATGCCACTTACCTTTTGCATATGAAGCATCAACTGAGCCTCGACATTTGTGAGAGTATTGATCATCGCTTCAGTGCCTTTTGGCAAAATACTTTCAAAATCAGGAGATGTTAGTTGTCCATAGAAAGGCGAGCGGTGTGTGTGAGTCAAGATAGCTTGTGTAAGATTTCTGTTGTATTCCAAAAAGTTCTTGAATAACTCTCTAAGGTCGTGTATCGCATCTAAGGTCTCTGTTAGACACTGTTGGAGGTTTGACCCCTTTACTAGTGGTTGCATGTCTCTGTCGTCGTTCATGGCGATCAAATCAATACCATAGCCAGTTGTAGAAGCGTTCGTTACGTCACCACCTTGAGAATTCTTCTTATCAGTTCTAGTAACAAGCTTAATGTTCTCTCTGGCGACAAATCTTAAAGTGTCTGCTTTTATAGCCACGGTGCTTCTAGGACTATCCGGCTTTGTGTTGCCAACTATTCCCGCCGCCAATCCAAAATAAGAATCCGGGTCTGCTTTTTGAGAAATATAGACACGAGCAGCATCCAACTTAAAGTTTGGATCTACATTCAAAAGCTTTCCGCGATTATCGCGTCGGCGCGCTCGATATCCCAAACGACCAGCTACAATGTCGATGGAAGCACAGTGAGTATCTTTTGAGCCCCCATATCCCGATAGAATATTGTTAGGGCGATCTAAACCAAGAACAATAGAAGAGTTGCCTTTTTGTAACACAGTCTCTTCTTTTATGCTTATGTATTCAGGTACGTCGAAGTTGCCTCTGGTGCCTTCACCAAACCCAAAATACTCTGCCTTTTCTTGTTCAGACATAGCATCATAAGCAGCCCTCTCGTCTGGGGGGATAACACTTAAATCAATTGCAGTGTTTTTAGTAGTCATTGTATTCTGTAAACCTCAATCGCGCGGATCTCTGCTAGCGCTACAGCTTCATCGACATTTCTTTGTGCTTCGGTGCCACCTAATCGGTAAGAGATATGAAAGTGTTTTGCAGTTGCTGCTTTCGTTGGGCTGTCGTATTCATTCAGATATCTGAAATTCTGATCTCCTGCCGAAAATCCCTGTAGTACCTCCTCAACCTTTCTAATATTTTCTTCTGTGTCGGGAAAGATAACGAAATCCAATGCGTTCCCGGTTTTGTGACGACTGTTATAGTTTAGTTGTTGGTGATATTTATCGTTACCGCCAGTAACTTCAATATCTATTGTAGGATACAACTCACGGATTTTTTCAAAAACTGCGATACCATATCTTGACATATCAGAGTTTATGTCTCCTCCGTTTGATATTTCATTGCCTTTTTCAGTATATCCCAAACCCATTAGGGCCTCTCTAAGGTCATCAGCATTGAATGTCGGACCATCAAAGTCTGGTATATTTTGGTACGGTATATTAATGAGATTTTTATTATCTGCGGATAAGTCTAAAGATGATACCACTCCATTTTGAAATGTTGCGCCGGCTGTGGCGTTTGTATCAAAGCCAGCTAACTGTATTGGACCGCCAGTCTTAGCGACGATTCTAGGATTGAAAAGATTTTCAACATCATCATATTTTATTGATACCAAAGTACCATTTGGTATTGGGATTTCTCCATCTGTCATATCTGAATATACATCTGGATAAGTAACCAATACCGGGTCACCCGTACCTTTCGGAATACACCTAGGCTCTAGTTCTGGAATATAAACTTTATATGCGTAGAGATTGTAATCACTTGTTCGATCTTCTTGCGCAGGGGTATTTTCTTGTGTCTTTACTAGATACTCTTCAAATAAGGCGGTTTTGTTCTTATAGGATGGATAAGATATAACACGAGATGCAACAACAATCCCATTAAAAGTATCTTTGTTTCTTAGGGTATTTTTACCGTAAGCAGCCTCTGTTGAAAGACGAAGAAACTCTAGCGGATCCGTTCTTCTTCTATCAGTCGAAGGACCGCCTCCATCTGCTAGGTTGTTTAAGGTGCCGAAGGGAACGTCTTCAAGTTTGATTTTACCCGTCATCTTCTTTGCTCTCGTTTAGCAAATCAAACAACTGTTCTTTATCGTCGGCTGTGAGACCTACTTGGCCTGTCTTTTGACGTTGAAGGATCGCAGCGAGCTTCACCATCTGCTCATTGGATCTTTGAAGGTTTTCTACATACTTGGCCGCGATAGGGCCCATCTCTCTTCTATCGGCGGGAGAGGCTTTCATATCAGCCATTACATCCATTAGCAAGGACTTAGCCATCGCACGATCTTCTTTGATGTTTGTCGTGGTTTCTTCTATGTAATGCTCTAAACTTAGATCTCGCTGTTTTCCCATTTTGTCTTAAACGTCCTGTACCTCTTGCGAAGCTTGTTAAGGTTATTTACAACTTGCTTGGTATTTAACCCAGTTATCTCGCGAAGATATAAGTAAATAGCTTTTTTGTTGAAAATTTCTATTTGATCAGCAGAGTCTAAAAGAATACGAACAGCCATAAGAACCTTCTTCTCGTTTTCTTTTATCATAAATGAATCCCAAGTCTCTATCTCATTGCTGAGAGATATCCAAAATTCAACTTCTGATCTTTTGTCAAAATAGTTAGGCTCCTCAGATACTAGGTTTTCATCCATCTCATTCAGAACATCCTCCATAAAGACTTCTGTTTGTAGACGCTTCTTAGTTCTTTTGACTTTATGAATAAACCAGTTCTTTGTTACAACCGAGAAATATGAAAAAGCTTTGGAGCCCTTATTAGGATCATATTTGTTTAGGATTGTTGTAAGCCAAACCTTGCAATCTGCTCTGAGATAGTCAATGTTTGGCAATGTGGTAAAACGATACGTGTAGATTATCTTGTCTACCATATCGTCAAATGCAGGCTGTATGTACTCTTCGTACAACTTAGATCGCAGCTCCCTGTCATTTGTCAGGGCATACTTAACTATTGCGTCTTCGTGAACCTGCGTAAAGTAATGATTTTTCTTGCTCTTCTTCCTCGGCATTTAGCGCTTCCTCTAGTTCTTGATCCAATTCGGCGTCTATTGTATATTCAAATATATCTCTAAAATTGGACATTTCTTCATTTACTTCTTTTATACGAAACACCAACTCTTGAATGATTGGCTCTCCATGAAATGAATCCATGCTATACATATTCTTTACGAACACATGAAATGCTTTTGTGGTCAAAAACAAATCAGACATGTTGTCCGAGATAAACATAAACTTTTGCAGTATCCTTGATATATACCAACCCAAAAGTGCGTTTAATATAAGGGATATGATTAATACAATATAAATGAACATTATTTGTTTTTATTTAGTTGTTCTTTTTGTTGTTCTAACTCTTGACGCGAATCTTCTATAAATTGCTCTGTAACTTGACCAACCTTATTAGATTTTGTTCCCTTTTTTCTCGTAGTAAATGTTGTTAAAAGTTTTACTAGAGTAGAGTCCGAGTCACACTTTGGACAAGCTGATTGCGTCTCGGATGAAGGGTGGTATATAGTTGAGACTTCTTCACACGCTTTGCAGCGATACTGATATCGTGGCATTAACGTCGCGTCTCAAGGGCCTTTAATCTTCTATCAATATCTGATAGGTGACGCTCCAGATCTCGCGCCTGCTGCCGGAGTGCTGTACGAAGCAACTCATCTACTAACTCTCTTGCCTCACCCTCTGTAAGGTAACGTGGTGTGGTTGTGGTACGATTTTTGTTAAACATTATTTACTCCTCTTCGCTTAACTGTACTTGGCTCAAATTTATTGTTGGAGGATTGGTAACTACCAATGTATCTCCAGTAGGATCATCCGGGTTTGCTACAAAATTCATTGAAGTCAACACCGGAACAATATCCGATTGCTCCATTAGTGATCTTTGAAGAGCCATCATTAAGGCTCCAACTGCTTGATTTGATAACGTCATAATAATTCCTTTCTATAATGGATCTGTTGTTGCAAGCATACTAAAATTTAAACACATATTTAAAGTTTATTTATATCACTTTGATCCATTTACCACAGTTCCAAGATTATCTAAGAAAATCTTGTTTATATCTGCTCCTAGAAAATCGGAGAGTCTTTGAATCTCATCCATATTTCCAGAAAAAAGCTTTTCATAAGATAAGATTGTTAAGTTTTTTATTCCAACTTTCAAATTGTCTGGATTGTAAAAGTCTCTAACTACTTGCTGCATCTGTCTTCTCTTGACTTCTCTTCTGAGAAAGAAGTCTCTAGATGGGCCTTTTCTTTTCCAACTTGCTACCAGATCTTCTACATCTCTTGTGACTACTAATACGTCCCACTCATCATCGCCCAATAATTCAAATAAATCTTCATGAGGTATAAGTGAAAACCATTCTGCCGATACGATTATGTCTTTCTGTCCCTTGAAGTGATTTAAAATATTTTGACAAGTTTGTTTTGGCTGTCTATCGACTTTATGTGAACTTAGATTGCATATTTTATCGCCATCTTCCAAATATAATCTTCCTTTATAATTCTCTAAATGTGGAAATACAAGTTTCTGCAAAAAGGTTGTTCCTGTTTTATTATATCCAATATGTAACTTATTCCTTCCTCCGGAAGAGACTATTTTTGTGTCCTCAGTTGATTCCGGTGTCGGAGGTTGTGGTATGGTTATTTCTGGCTTCTCCGGCGCTGGAGCCGCTGTTAGACTCTCTGGTACAAGCTCCGGTTCGACTTCTTCTGTTCCTTCTTCAGATTGAGGAGAAGGTTCTTCCTCTTCTACCGGCTCTTCTTTCTTTTCTTTCTCAAATATCTTCCATAAATTTTTAAACATATTGGTTAAAATCCTTTCTACAATAGATTTGTTTCTGCTAGCAAGCTAAAAATAAGTATATATTTAAACTTTAGTTCTTTCCCACATTATGCTTGTGGCATCCAAGACTTCTTTCGAAATAAGATTTTCAATATTTCCTGATTTAAATTTCTTATTAGGATTCGGATCACATTTAAAGTGAAGCTGCAGGATCTTATTTACTTCTTGAAACCCATTTATATCCTCTATACCATATTCTTGAGAGATTTTTTTAGCCAACGGATCTAGCCACCCCGCCTCTTTAGAGAGGTTCTGTTTAAGATTTTTAAAACTCCACATCTTATGGGTAACTTTTTGGTTCACGGCGCGACGTGTTTCGTTATCATTTCTAATCTGGAATGGTAGCTCTAGAATTTTATGCTTCCCTCTCAAGAGAGTTAAAAAAGTAAAGAATCTGTCATATGCATTTATTTTGTTACGAAGAATGTCATTGTCGGCAAACATCTCATGAATTTCTCTCATTATATTCGTGCGAAGAACAGCATGACACAAAGGATAATAAGATTTAACAAAAAACATCTCGATTCTTTCGAGAGCATCGTCCACATTTCTAGCGTTAATAGCATTATGATATGATAATGATTTTGGATATTTTATACGAATATCATTAGCTTTTCTTGACTGTAGATATGCTCCATCACAAGACCCATAATCACTATTTTGCTTTAAAAATTTTATAGATTGAGCTAATGAAGATTTGAGGGTAATATCGTCATCTGGAATATCAACAACGAATTCTTGTTCGGTATTTGATAGAAGTTCTAGCGTCATATCAAAATAATTAACCTCTGGCTTACGATGGTAATATTCGAATCCATTCGTCTCTACGTAAGATATATTAGAGTATATTTGACTTGAATGATCGAGTATTACGTTTCTAACTCCTGGCATACGAGCGTACATATCAATCACTTTTTTTAAATTATACTGCCGATTTTGACATCTATGAATTATCAAAAGATCTTTCTCTGCTGTAGTGTCATTCATAACTTTTTTCAATCGTATGTGCTATCTGACTAATAGTATCGTGTTGCATTCTGAAACCGATGTTGTTCAGTTTATCTGGGCATACAGAATACCTAAAATCATGTCCCGCACGATCAGGAATATTTTCAATACTTAAAGAAAAATCCTTACCCATCATAGAGCATATTTGTTTAATAATCTCGATATTTTCCATTTCACAGCCGCTAGATACATTATATACATCATTCACCGGAGCATGTTCTAATACGAACAATATTGCCTCCGCAGTGTATTTGACGTATGTCCATTCTCTAACTTGTTTTCCATCACCATAAACAGGAACTTTATTTCCAGATTTTAAATTGCGAATAACTGTCGGTAATAACTTTTCATCGTGCTGGCGCGGACCAAAATTGTTAGATGGTCTCACCATTTTATACTCTATTCCATATGTGTTCGCATATGCTCTGATAAGATGTTCAGATGCAGCTTTAGTAGCCGAATAAGGATTACGAGGCTCTAAAGGAGAATCCTCCCGAAACGACCCTTTCCGTATTTCACCATAAACCTCGTCTGTAGAAATATGTAGAAGTTTAGTTTTTAGCTCTCGACCCACCTCCAAAAGAGATTTAACACCCTCAATGTTAGATCTGATAAAAGCAGTGCAATCGATGATTGATTTATCAACATGGGTTTCGGCTGCCAAATTAATGATCCAGTCAATATTATATTTTTGAACCAACAATTTGATCTCTGTGTTGTCACATATGTCCATCTCATAAAAGGTAAAATTTTCATTGTTTAAGCATTCTTTAATATTTGATCTTCGTGCTGCGTATGTCATGGCGTCAACGCCGACCACTCGATAACCAGCATCCAAAAATCTTTCTGCTGTGTGGCTCCCTATAAATCCAGCACAGCCTGTTATCATCACACTTTTGCTTCTACCCATTATTTTCCTCTTCTTCTACCAGCTTTAACAAATAACGTCCATAATCGCTATTTTTTTGTTTTTTGGCGATCGCATGTAACTGATCAAATCCAATAAATCCTTTTTTAAAGGCAATTTCTTCTAAACAAGCAATCTTGACGCCTTGACGGCACTCTATGGTTTTTACAAAGTTGGATGCATCAAATAGAGCTTCCGGGGATCCAGAATCGTACCACGCAAAACCTCGACCTAATAACTGTAATCTTATTTTTTTATGGTTTAAGTACAATCGGTTTACGTCAGTTATTTCTTTTTCTCCGCGATCAGATGGTAAGATGCTTTTTGATATATTAACCACTGTGTTGTCATACATGTACAATCCAACTACAGCAATATTCGATCGGGGAGATTTCGGTTTTTCAATAATCTTATTAAGAATGCCACTTTTGCTTAAGTAAGCTACTCCATAATCTTGCGGGTTGTTTACAGCATGGCCATAAATAAGAGCCCCTCCGTTATGTTTGATATGATTTATATTTTCTTCAAGTGTGATTCCTAAGTTATTTCCATAAAAGATATTATCTCCTAAGATTAAACATACATCATCTCCAGCAATAAAGTCTTCTCCGATTAGAAATGCCTCTGCGATACCCCCTGGGTGCTCTTGAATTCTATACTCTATTTCTAGTCCAAGTTGGGAACCGTCGCCAAATAACTCTTTAAAAGAGTTCAAATCTTTGTTTTTACAAATGATTAAAATTTCTCGAATACCACCCCACATTAAAGTAGATAATGGGTAATAAATGAGTGGCTTGTTGTATACCGGCAATAATTGTTTCGTAACTCCAATCGTTATTGGGTTTAATCGCGTTCCGGAGCCTCCAGCCAATATAATGCCTTTCATACCATCCAGCCTCTAACATGCTTCACTACATCCTGTAAATTTTTCTTTGTTAACTTTTCATTAAAAGGAATGCTTAAAGTGCTTTTTTCTATTTTCTCAGATCGAGGGCAGTCTGACTCGCTTATTGTTCCGTATACTGGATGAAGATGCATGGCAGCATAATGTATTCCACACGAAATGCCTACTTCCTCCAAAGCCGCGATAACTTCTGCATTATTAGACACTTCAATCCTGTATAGATGGTCGCTATTGTTGTTTAGACCAAGCTCTGTGTTATAGAAGTCTCGTACATACTCTAGATGTTCCAATTTATTAGGAAGCTTCTTTAGATTCTCGGCTGCGATAGCAGCCTGGAAAGAATTGAGATACATCTTCCACCCCGGAAACTTTATACGACGATCCCAATTATTATGATTATAACTCATACCATTCATCACAGCTTCTTTAAAATAGGAAATCTTTTCATAGTCATTTGATACTATCATACCACCATCCAAACTTCCCACCGGCTTAGTCGGATAAAAACTAAAAAGCATTAGATCATTAGGGTTTGCTTCCAGTTGGAACTGGTTTGGTTTAACTTTTTGAGCAGAATCAATCACTTTATAGTCAGCAAACTCGTGTAAGATATATGAATCTCCTACCCAGTCAACATTATCAACAAAATTAATCGTATTACCGGCATTGTACAAAGCATTTAATACTACTGGTGGGATTATACTAGGAACATTTACTTTTATATTTTTGTTCAAGAAGATGAGAAAAATTGCACTCGTTGCGCTATTAACAGAACAAGCATATCTTGCCCCCACATACTCAGCGAACGACTCTTCAAATTTCAATACACCCGAATCATGCAAGGCATGATCGAATTTGGAAGTGTCAATCACATAGTTTTCTATGTTAAATAACGGTATCATAGTATTATGTTTTATTTTCCTTTCTTGATCAATACCTTGCGAATACCATCAGAAATAAATTTTAACTGATCATCTGTAAGATTGGCAGCGCCCGGGAGATTGATACCTCTAGATGATACATCATAGGCTATATTATTTTTATGATTATATACATTTTCAAGCTCAAACGCTGGAATACTTGATAATGGGTAAAAGAAAGGGCGAGATGGAACTCCGATTTCAGACAAGGCTGCCATAAGTTCATGCTTGTTTAAGTTATATTCCTGACCAACCACCATCCCGGTGATCCAAGCACTATTAAAAACATTTTCCGGTTCATGATTAAATTGTACATCTAGATCCGACAACTCATTTCGATAAAATTCATAATGATGTCGTTGGATTTTAACCAATTCCTCAATACGCCGGAACTGCGCTAATCCCAGCGCTGCTTGTACATTGAACGGCATATATTTATAGGCAACCATTTCATTAAAATACGGTTTCGTCGTTGGTCGGCGCCCATGATCACGGAGAGGAACGCATTTTTCATATAAGTCAACATCATCCGTTAATAGCATTCCCCCCTCACCGGTTGTCATAGTTTTAGTATTGTGAAAACTGAAAGTTGATGCTATTCCAAAACTTCCGGCGCGTTGGCCATTATAGATTGTTCCTAAAGCTTCTGCTGCATCTTCGATTAGGAATAGACCATTATCATCACATATCTTTTGAATCTCATTAATTTCAGGCATACTACCAAATAAATCTACGGCTATAATTCCTTTTGTATTTGACGTGATAGAGGCTTTGATGGATTCAACACTAATACACCAACTTTGAGGATCAATATCGCAAAAAATTGGAGTTGCGCCGCACTGCACAACTGGTGACACCGATGCAATCCATGTACATTCTGGCACCAGAATCTCATCGCCAGGGCCGATATCAAGGGCTGCTAGAACAAGATGTAAACTCGTAGTACAGTTTGGCGTCATTAAAGCATATTTTCGTCCATGATAATCTGCAAACTCTTGTTGAAGTTTTTCACAATAGTAATATTTGTCTTCATACCATCCATTTTTTAGAGCATCAACAACATATTCTATCTCCAAATCGCCAACGTCGGCGCCGGCCATATAGATTTTATCCATTTTCATCCTACAGTTCCTTATCTTATTTCTGCAGTGGGCGCGCTGGATTGCCAACCCAAATATCTTTATCTGGTATGTTGCGAGTCACCACCGATCCAGCGCCTGCAATAGATGATTTTCCAAGCTCAAGTCTTGGCAATATGGTTGCATTTGCTCCTATCCAAGCATCTTTACCAACTTCTACATTGCCACATAAGGTTGCACCTGGGGCTATTTCTACGCCGTCGTTCAATATACAATCGTGGTCAACAATGCTATTTGTATTAAGAATACAAAAATTACCTATTTTCACATTCGTTCCCACGTAGCTCCTAGCATGAATCTGGCATCCTAGACCGATTTTGGCACTGTCCTCTATATACGCTGTATCATGTATTAGAGTTAGTGGAGTTAAACCATCAGCGCTCAATTTTTGATAAAGCATACAACGGGCAGCTGCAGATGGGTTTCCTATAGTTATAGCAAAAGCATATTCTTTATAATCCGGCGTATTTCTTTTCCATCTTTCGTAGCACAACTTCCCATGATAAAAATCCACATCTTTAAACGGAGGTTCGATTGAGTTTGTATCATCAAGAACTACCTTAAGATCACCAATTTTTTCAGCTATTGGTCGCATCACTTTAGATTGTCCAGTTCCACCATAAAACAATATTTTCACTTAAACTCCAAATCATATCTAAATTGAGCTTTTACTTGATCATGATCATCTTCATTGGGATCTACAATAGACCAATACATAACTCCCAATGTTTTGCGATCTAAGCCTTTAGTTATTTCTGGTAGGCCGTGCCATGAGTTTTTAGAACACTTGAAGACATTAAGCCGATTAAATTTATAAGGAATGCGAGCATGTTTTTTATCTCCATCATGTATAAGTAAATCAAACGATTCATCGTATTCTTCAGAGATGCATAATATAGCACTATACTCTCTTTTCCACCTAGGTCTTAATCCATGAGCAGAAGCATCTACATGCATTCCAAGATATCCTCCTTGTCCATTGCTATTTGGAGTAAGCATCATCCCTCCTCCATAATGGGTTGTATCCGGAAAAGCTTTTGTATTAAAATCAGAGAATATTTTATTTGGATCAAAATGAGTAGCTATATAATCTAAAACCATCAATGCTTCAGGTGTTGACTGCCTTGGAATCTTAGAACAATATTGTACTTGACCACTTTCACTCTCGTACCTTACCCATTCATCAGGCGACAGTGAATCAAAACTAGCTGCTGCAGCTCGAACCAATGCCTCAGAAGGTATAAAATTATCTATTGAAACAGCTGGGAACGGTGAGTCAATTCTATGTATTTTCTTGTTTATCATCGCAATACTTACAGTTATCGCCCTTCTGTATAAAACACATTCCCTTGTAAAATGAGATCCCTTCCACGTTTAGATCAAAATAAGTAGCGTCCGTTTTGTCATGCGGAGGTATACCCACATACTCTTTTCGGTCCCCTTTATAAAATCGATAATTAATATTATCCACAAGATTCTTCATTACCTCAATAGTTGCCGTTTCCCTAAGAAGACCGCCACCATATTGAGCCCAGTAAGAGGTGCCTAAATCCTCAATCACATACACACCACCGTCTTTATTGAGAGCATTAACAAAAAGATAATTAAAACTAATCTGGTGATGTTCCATAACATGGCTGGCGTCATCAATAATAATGTCAAAAGGACCCGCTTCTTTGGCGATTCTTTCTAGCAGTTCTACATCTGACTGGTCTCCTATAAACACTTCAATATCTTCATGATTAAAGTCTACTAACGGTTCCGGATTATACTCCAATCCAAAAATTTTACTATTCGGAAAATATTCCTTCCACATTAGAAGGGAGTCTCCATTTTTTACACCAATTTCTAATATTCGAAGTCTTTGGTTTCGACGTTCATTAAAGTGTTTTGCATACCATTCGCAATATCGAGCACATTCTGGGTCATAAACTTTAGAACTATGAGTATGACTAGCGATCCGCTCCAAATCATTGATGGAATTAGAAAAATATAATTTAACTTCCTCTGGCGTGTGCCATCTGTTAAGTCTGCTCATTCCTATACTCCTTAAATTGTTCAAAGCTCTCTATATAATCATTTCGATTATAAAGCGTGTTAGATAATACCAACAATATTGTATCATGAGTGATGTATATTTGTTCATCCCAAATTTCATTAGGAATATATAATCCAGTGGACGAAGAGTTTAAAACAGTCTCTTTAAAATTATTTCCATCTGAGCAAATAACTTTACATTCTCCGTTAAGACATATTAGTAGTTGCTCTGTTGTCTTATGCGCATGTCCTCCTCTTCTTTCTTGATCCGGGACTCCGTACACATAAAATACTCTTCTTATATTAAATGGTATTTCAGATTCTTCTAAAGCAACCAGATTTCCTCTTCTGCTTGTATTCGGATTTAACTTAACTAATTTTACATCGCTTAGGCTTTTCATATACTTACTCATGTTTTAGGGGCTCAAAAATAACTGTATTGTTAGTAATCATTATTTGTCCTCCGTAGACCAATCTTCACCAAAGGCTCCCGGTGGGGCGCGGTATTCATCGTGTGGATCATATTTCTCTGTTAAATAATATAACATGATGGATCCTGGCTCTAGAGCTTTATACCCGTGATACACACCGGGCTTTATAGATAAAGATCGAGGATATTTATCGGATAAATATTCCCACTTCACTTCGTATTTGCCATCTTTAGTTGGAATCGCCAATCCCACTTTGAATGATCCTCTGACACAAAACCAATAATCAGTCTGTTTCTCGTGCTTATGCCATGCAACAATATGATTAGTTGAATTAACATGAGAAATATTAATTTGATCTGCCACATCAGGAAATAAGTTAAGACATCTCTGTGCGCGGTCGTCCTCGTGATATTGAACGTTTATCACGCTAGTTAAGTTTGTTGACATTTTTACAAAGCTCTAACACTAGGCACATGCGTCACAAAAACACCACCTCTAGCTAAATATTCAACTTCTTTTTGAAGTATTTCCTCTTCATAGTTCCAGGCTCCCAAGAATGCTACTTCTACTGATTCATCAAAGCCGGCCTCTGGTGAGACAACAGGAATGTGAACCCCAGGAGAAAACTTATTCTGCTTATCAAGCGTAGTGTCCACTACATAATCTATTAAGTCTGGTCCTATACCGCAATAGTTAAAAACTGTTGTAGACTTAGAAGTACCACCGTAACTCACTATCTTTTTTCCAGCTAACTTATAATCATGTAAAAGTTTAAGTAAATCTTTTTTTGATTTCTCGACTCTAATGCTAAAATTTTGATAGGTAATCAAATCTGCTAGGCCAGCTGCTTTTTCAGCTTTTAATGCATCATATACGTTCTGCTCCACTTCTATATTATTGTTAGACAACTTTTTAACATAGAATCTATTGGAGCCTCCGTGTACTTTTAACGCCTTCACTCTAAAGATCTCAAGTCCTGCTTCTTTAAGCAACTTATCTATTGATAGCACAGAAAAAATGTGAGCATGTTCATCATATATTTGATCATAAGACCCTCTTTCTATCATCTTCAATAACGAAGGGTCCTCAAAGACAAAAACTCCATTATCCGAAAGTGTGTGTTCTACAGCTTTAAAAGCATCTTGTATATTGCCAATGTGACACATACAGTTAGCAGAAAATATTAAATCCCGAGATCCGTGTTCGCAGAGAATTTTTTCTGCCAGATCGAATGTCCAAAATTCTGGATAAGTAGAATACCCTAATTCATTAGTTATTTTTGCGAAATTTCCACAAGGCTCAACAGCAATAGTAGTATTGGCATTAAAGTGTGAAACAAAAACCCCATCATTACTGCCTATTTCCAAGCTTCTTTGTGGATTAAACTCTTTCTTAAGGTTATTTGCCGTTTTTTCAAAATGCGATTGCATTGTACGCGACATTGATGATTTATATACATATTCCTCATTAAACATTTTTTCAGGAGGAACGAACTCTTCTAATGATACTAGATACGTATCGTCATCAAATAACACTCTTAAATCAAAAAAATATTCATTTACAGGATTAGCTATTTTTACAAAACCATTAGCGATTGGCTGTCTCCCAAGATCTAGGAAAACTGTTTTCATATCTTTTCTCCTCTTATTGTCGCGTATATCATAAAACATATAACTCTTTAAACGTATTCATGATCTTATCAACTGTAGTTCTCAATACATGGCGACCATCATCTTTAAAGGATTTGTGCGGCTCAGCCATGACTATCTCATATGAGGGCATATAAAATACATCCTCGCTATCCGTCACCACTTCCATAACAGCGCTGTGAAGTGATGATTTGGCGGCACCAGCATATACATATGCACTCAATCCCTTTTGGGTTGAAGCAACTAAAGGAACTGGTGATACTGATACTAGTATCTTTAGATTTGAGTTGTGCTTCTTAAGCAAGTCTATAGTCTCCCGTAAATCAGAACACACCTCAGATTGAGTTAAGTTTGAAAATCTATGTTTTTCTTTTCCTCCCTCGATACCTGCCCAGGGAGCCGCATAAAATGGGTATTCCTTGTCTCCCTCGAAATGCCAATACTCTGTCTGGCCTAGCGTAATGATAAGAACATCTATATTCTTTAATACATTAGCAAATTTTTGAAATATCTCTTCCTCTTTCTTCAGCGCTTCTTCTATATTCGACCCCAGAAACATCGGTTGTAGTGATTGACATTTAATGTACGGTGTTCTTATATCGCCGTCGCCAAAATCCCATAGCCTCTCAGAAGGGCTAAATGTTTCATATTCTAGGGCGGCTTTGACTATTAACTTAATATTACGAGGGTTATAAACCATACCCCATCCAGGCTGGACTGTATTGAAGTTATTCTGGTTCAGCCAAATAAGTATCTCCTCTGCAAAACAGGAACCAATAGAACTAACTTTGGTTCCTTCGCTGACCAAAGTTGTTTTGGTAAAGTTTTGGATTATGTCATTTGGTGTTATTTCATAACGCGGTTTTTGAGGGAATTTATCTCTTCCGAACGCTCTTATCGCATAACGCGCCCTTATTTTCTTAAACATATTTTGCCATAATCCTTTCTATTTACTTATATTAGCATCGGGTGGTGCCGCAATAAAGTTATTTCGTATACTCTCCGCATATTTAATATCTTCTAAGGTATTAATATCTATGGACCTCTCTGGTGGGATGAGGACACCCTTTACGTTGCCTTTAAAGAAGTTTCTCTGTTCTAGTACGCGGTTCCAATGCCCCATATAGAAGGCTCCAGATGGCTTGTAGTATTTTTTGATGAATTTACTATTGGTAAGTCCAGCCTCTAGATTGTCAAAGATGGGCATAACCCAACCATCTTTCATGTTACAAGCCAGCTGTATAGTCTCCGGAACTTGAGTCATACTGATGACTGTGTCCACGGATCGATCAAAAAGCACCTTGTATCCATTTTTTATGTCTTCCGAACTTACAAACGGGCAAGTAGGGAGAAAATAAGCAAATATATCAGATGGGGTCTCAATACTCTCCATTAAATCCAGCATAGCGTTTAATGCTGTTGCCTGTACCGTTGCGTGTTCTGGTGGGCGTGAATGTCTCTCTACCGGCAAATCAGATACAGCATCGTAGATAGCATCCGAATCCGTAGATATCAATATCTGATCAAAACATCCTGACTCTACTACTGCTTCAGTCATCCATCGTATAAGAGGTTTTCCGGCGAGAGGATAAACGTTTTTATCTTTAAGTCTGGTGCTACCGCCTCGGGCGGGAATTACTGCTAAACTAGTCATCATTTCCTTCTCAATACTAGGCTATAATCAAGTTGCTTTGTGGAAGCAACGTTTTCCCGGCGAGCGGAAAGATTTTTAGCTGGAAAGAAAACTTATACTTAGACATTCCCTACAGCCTTTGCTCTACTGACCAACCCTTCAAGGTCAGACAATCTTAACTGGCAATCTCCATCGGATATAGCGCACTCAGGCTGTGGGTGTACCTCTGCGAAGACTCCATCGTAGTTAAAAATATCAGCAGCAACAAAATAACGCTCTGCAAGATTGCGATCTCCTTGAGTACCATACACCTGACGTGATCGCTGAATGGCGTGAGTACAATCCAAAATAACCCGATCATAATGTTCCTTTAGTTCATCTACGATACCAAAGTTAACAAACAAATCATGATATCCAAAGTTAGTCCCTCGATCGCAAATCCAAGCTTCACAGTCAGGATTTGTTTCCTTAATCTTATCGACAGACTTAATCAAGTTATTAGGCCCAAGCCACTGACCCTTCTTCACGTTGATTTTATCAAAGTGCTTGGCGCACTCAACAATCAAGTCAGTTTGCCGGCACAGGAAAGCAGGAATCTGAATAACATCAACCAAGCCAACGAGTTTCTCTACCTGATGTGTCTCGTGAACATCCGTGATAAACTTCATGTTAGGAAACTGGCTTCGAGCTTCTTTCCAGACTGAAGCGGCGGCATCCATTCCTGCACCGCGAGCACCATGAAGTGATGTTCTGTTTGCTTTATCAAAACTAGCTTTCATGTACCACTCATCAGAGTCATCCATAACTTCATTGATGGTGGCCGCAGCCTCTAAAAACATATCGCGATTTTCCATCGCACAGGGGCCCAAGATCCATACTTTATTTGTCATCTTATATTCTCCACTACTTTCTTAATGGCTTCTTCTTCTAGTACAGAAGTTGCGGGCCATGGTTTCCGATTATGGTAGCACGTTAAATCTAAATATTTCAGAGCTATACGCAATGATTTATGCCATCCATATTTCATAAATACACTAAACATTTGCTTTTCTTTATTTAAAGAATCGGCAGTTAATCCGTCTAGATAATCCTGCTCTACTTTTGGAAAGAGATTTCCAACGCCCGATAAAAAGCTGTTTGCACCGGCTGACTGTAGATACTCATATCGGCGCATACTTCCGCCGGCTACAATAACGTCTACTTCAGGGTGGATTTCACTAACAAAATCATAGGACTTGCTCAAATTAGAATGCTCTTCTTTTATTCCTTGAAGGATTCCATAGTTGTATAGCTTATTGATTACGGATGCATTGTAATCCCAACTTCCTCCAGTAGCGTTTCTTATAGTTTTCCCGTGTATGTATATTTTGTTGTCTGTATGGCTACGTAGATCAGACATATAGTCAACAATCTCATCCTCGCTATAGTATCTTTCAGGATACAAAAGCATTAGCCTACAGGAACTATCGATATAATCATTTGCTCTCTCAATAAAAGCTACTGCATCACGATTTGATAGCGCTGGAACTCCTATAATCTTATTTCCCTTAAAGGAGTTGGCCACAGCCTTATTTAAAGCATGTATTTCGTCAATATTAAGAAGATTAAAATGAGATGTTCCAGCTGTCGTCATGACCGTGTGAACTCCTTGATCTTCCAAATAAGATAGATATCTAATGGTTGATTCTGTTTCTAGACTTTGATCCTCAGAATATGAAGCTGGTATTCCTACAACAGTTCTTCTAAGCATTTCTCACTCTCCTCCCACGTTCTTGTATTAATAGATTTATCATCAATGTATAGATCATAAGCTGGCTTCCCTAGTATTAGGTCGTGGTGCTTCGCTCCCCATCTCTCAAGTTGAGATTTGGTTACATCATACCAATCTATACCACTCACTGTGCCCCGTGCAGTCCAGTATGTTATTTCATGGCCTGCATCGTAATATTCATTTACAGCTTTAATGTTATCGTTTATCGGAACTGCTGTTGAATAATCTCTTGCTTGACTTTTATCGCCGGGTGTACGACAAATCGTTTCATCAATATCTACAAATATTTTCATTAATCCACTTTAAAGATTGTACACTTCTTTAAGGATTTGTTTTGAAGCTTCAGTGGGTTCAAGAATCTCTGTGTCGAACACAAAACCTTTTTCATCCTTTAAAGCACAAAAAGAAGCGTCTATTTCTCCCCTTTCGTGCAGTAACTTTAGCATCTTTATTTCTTGATTTTTATCATGACATACTCCAGAACTATGTCCATTGTAGGCATGGCGGCTAAAATCTTGTTCTATTAAGGAAAACCCTACTAAAATTGGTATCTTTTGAGCCTTTAAACATTCTCCAATAAATGAAAATCCGCATCTCAGCTCTTTTACGAGTCTAAAATTAATATTATTTTTTGCTAAATGGTTTCTAAAAACTTCGATGTTATTATTGTGAAAGTTTACAAACTGTGTTTTGGTAGATTCTGTTGTGTATTTTTTGAATCGTTCTAAATGCTCTATCGGCATTTTATATTTTTTATGATAAAAAGAGATCCATTTCTCCAATGGAGCATCACTTTTGTAGTGGTTGAAGACATGTGAGTTTAAGACTTGATAATCTGACTCTCTATTGCCATAACCATCTCCAGGCAATAACATGTTATTTCTGACTATAAGTTCCATCGAGTCTACAAGAGGATCAAAATCAACGTTTGAATACGGCTTTGATCCGCACACAACTACTCGACTTATCATTTTTATCTATTATCTTTCCTGTCTCCAAGGTGATATGCTCTTGCTTGAAGTATAAACCCTACTGGGAATCCTGCTTCTTTAATCGCGAAACTCCAACTAACATCAGGTGCTTTTCCGAAGATGCCGAATGGTTGAACCATGTTATAAGTCTCTTCATGGACAAAAGAGTTAGCAACATAAGAAGTAGGGGATTGTTCAATGTAGTTCGAGCTTATATCATATCGAAGTCCTCTATGTCTTAAACCAAATCGAGGGCTAGCAAACTGCATCCAATCTTCACCGAACTCGTGTCTGTTACCGTCTGCATCCGTTAAACGGAATCCGTATTGTCCTGGGGCCGCTGTAGCAAGAAACTCAGATGATCTTTCTAGCCAATCTGCATCGGGGAGAATATCGTCATCCAAAAATGCTACCCACTCTTCAGATCGCGTCAGAAGCCCTTCACGGAACTTTCTAGACTTATCCTTCTTCCACCCCGTATACTCTACAAAAGTTCCTCCACCGCTCTCTACAAGCGTCTGAAGTTCTTTATTTGCCGGTGAAACAAGAGTATATCTTTCACCGCCAACCGTATTCAAGAAAGTCGGGATGATTTCATCTCTTAAAAGCTTAAATCGTGGATGATCGGCACTATTAAAATCAGAAGTAATCTGAACAACACCTATATTCATGTCTGCAAGCTTCCTAGCGCGGCCAGCATTGATGAGTCTGCTAAAGCAGCATTTTCCATATCCTGAATCTCGGACTCTGACGGTTTCCAGATGTTGTCGACAAAATCAGAATATATTTTTTCTACCGTAAAATTACTACGAATGTAACTGCGAAGTGCCGCTGCTTCTTTTCGGTAAAACTCTTCTTTTTCCAAAGCATCTTTCAATGCTCTCTTGTAGGACCTCTCTTTTGCATAGGCCCACTTGGAATCCGCTTGGATTACGCCTTTCCAAACAACATTCTTTTGAACTGTTTCAATATCATAATCTACTCTATTCACGCGAGGAATCATTTTACCCTTACTGTTTGGCTTACAAATAAAATCCATTTGTCCAGACCACGCTGTCGTAATAAGAGGCAAACCATTATAAGCCGCTTCGAATAGCGGTAAACCATACCCTTCTCCGTGACCAATGTTAATAAGACCCTTCATCGTGCGATGCTCATATAGCCATGTAAGCTGCCCAGGAGTCAGTTCTCCATGAATAAGGTAAACAGAGCACTTCTTATCTCCCAAGGAATCTAAAAACTTCTGTAGATTACTAATCGTATCGATACGATCCATAGCTGAATCGGAAGCAATGCTTGTTTTCAATACGAGACCTACTTCTTCATCGTCTCTAAAAGTTTCAATAAACCATTTAATAGTATTTTGTAGATTCTTACGAGGGCCCCACTGAGCGACAACTAAAAAGTTTTTACTAGTATCAAACTCAATGTTCACTTCTTCAGGTTCAAAATCACGAACCGGATAGTTGACGACTTCTATTGGCTTTGTAACTCCCCAGTTAGGGTTTTGCTCTCCTGTTGCATTATTTTGAACAACGTATGTTGTTTGTTCAAAGACATTCTTTGAATGGTTTGATACTACAATAACCTTATCGATTAAGTTATTAACTTTATCGATCCATTCAGGAGCTACTTTGGTTGTTTCGATTCCAGCTGTGTAACCAATATTAACTGGTGCAATCTTCTCAAACTCATTCGGAATCGTTACTTGAACTGATATATCAAACTGGCCACCTTTTCTTACATATTGAGCCGTTTTCTGTAATAGTTCATTAAATAATTGTGTCTCCTCATCATCGCCTATAAGCTGGCCTGTACGACCCCACGAAATGTTAACAAGATGAACATCAAAAAGATCTTGCCTTGATAATAAAGCTCTGACCGCGAATCGTGCTTGCTCACCATATCCAGATCTTGATAGGACTGGGCCCTTAACTAATACTCTTTTTAACATTAAAACTTCCTTACCTCATAGGCTGTGTATCCTTTTCGGTCAGCCCAGGAACCTTTCTCCTCATAGATTGTAGTGAAAAGCTCATCCCAATTTGTTACGAACTTATCAAAGTTAAATCGGTCTCTTGTCCAGGCTTGTCCTGCTTGACCGAGTGCTTCTCTCTTTTCTGCTCCCATCTCGTACATCTCAACCAGTGCGTTTACAAAATCGTCTTTATTTAGCCTATCTTCATAGATGTATGGTACTTGCTGAGAGCCGATGATAGATTTTGAAGATGGTGTTAATCCAATACCAAAAAACTGTTCACCATCTGTGACTTGATCTTGTAATCCTCCTGTCATGTTAACGACGATTGGAGTACCACAAGACAAAGATTCTAAAGTTGAAAGCCCGAATCCTTCAGCATCAGAAATGCACAGAGTTATATCAGCCATGTTATATATTGCTGCTAAATCTCCAGCACCAACCTTTTCTTGCGAGAATAGAACTTCACCGTTCGTTAAACCAAGATCGTGAATAATTGCTTCTAGATCTTGGCCGTGTTGGTCTTTAACATCAGTATGCATGATAAGGCATGCTTTATCATGCCCAACTCTATCTAAGAACTCCTTAAACCACCAGATTAGAGTTCCAGACTGCTTACGGCGAGCATTACGGCTGTTCCACATACATACAAACTTATCATCTAGATTCTTTTCCTTACGCCAAGTGGTGACCTTTTCTTTAGGGAAAGTCTTAAAGATATCCGGGTCAACTGCGTGAGGGATATAGGAAGAATCAACTTCTGGCGCCACAGTTTGTGCAATATCGTGCGTAAGCTTTGATATGCAAGCAATATGATCATTGGAAAGATAGAACTTACGATTAAACTTAGGATACGGATAGTTGTCCCAAACGTGGTAGTAAACCATCGGAACATGTGCTCGAATCTCATTCTCGATCGCCCAAAGCCAACCGTAAAAACGAGGATCTGTCATAAACCAAAGAATATCTGGCTTCTGTTGTTGAACCATAGCACGGACCATGTCCTGATTTCCGTAACCGTCAACTGGCCATATAATCCAGTCTTCACCCCACTGCTCGGTTCTCTGTGGGTCATAGTTTTGGTGTTTTACGGCACCTCCAAAAGAAACAAACTGGTACTTACCAGTCTTCAACATTCCTTCAATCATGTACTTTGTTTGAGTTCCGACACCACTCGGAGACAGCGGGTGGTCGCTGATCGTAAAGATCTTTATTTTATCTGACATTAAAATTCCTATCTGCAGTGTTCAGTGTTGCGCAACGAACAGGGATAAGGCTTCAAGCACTTAAGTCGATTCTTGAATGCGATGCCCTTTTGGATATTGTATATTGCTTGATATAAAAGTTTAAGAGCGTTTTCAGTTTTTTTCGGTCCGCTCGTTACTCTAAATATCTCTACTCTGTTACTTTTTGCTGTTCTTTTCAACAAAGCAAAGTGAGTTTCTACATCTTTGGGGTCTAGATTATGCTTCTGGCAAAAGAAGTGCTTGTATAAAGTAAGCTGGTATGTGACCATCTTCTCTGCCTTCTTGCGCGAATCCCAGCCCCAAGAGCAAGTCTTCCAGTCAAAGATGTGATATTTGTCTCCCACCTTAACGACGGCATCAACAAAACCTTTAAAGTTATATCCAAAGTTTTCTATCTCTTCGTATAGAAGTTCCTCGGAAGAGTATACCTCATAATCTCCAAAGTATTCTCCAAGAGCATCTTCTACCTCAGCAAGTATTTGAGGTCCAGCAGAGCGCATCTGCTCGACATTCTTCTCATTTACTTCGATATTTTTTTCGGCAAGTTTTTGTAGTTCCTCATCGAAGCCGATCTGGAATACCTTTACTTCGTCTACGTTCTCGCGCAAAAGCTTCTTCTCGCATACATCGTGGATAGCAGTTCCAAACGCGGTGTATTCGTTGCCTTCAAATGAAGCAACCTTTTCAATCCAGTTTTTCTTGTGGTAATGAGGGCAATGTGCCCAATCTTTTAGTTCGGAATATGATATGTGTGTTTTATTGCTTGTCGTCATTCAGGATTGCTACTACTTTCTGGTATAGAACCGGGCTTATATTTTTAACATAGCGAGGACCTTCTGTAAAGTATTTTTCAAAACCGTTAGCAAAGTATTCCTGAATAGAGGTAGCAGCGTATGGAGAGCAAAATAAACCCATCGTTATGTTTAGTAACGTTGGGTATCCAACCACATTAGCTAAAAAGTTATCAAATGCTTCATTGTATTCAAGGTAATCATATCTTCTCTGAGGCATCTCATTGAAACCTTCGGCAGTTAAAAGATGGTAGAGACGACTTCTTTTTCCAGCGAACTCTGCTATTAGTCTGTCGTCATAAATAAAGTGAGGATCTTCTAACTCTACAGCGTGTGCTACTTCGTGAACAAAGTTTTCAATCATATCTTCGTTTGTCGGCTCATTCAGTTTCATATAAATGGCGCCGTCGTTGTAAGCAGCATTGCGTCCATCTAAGATTGGATTATCAGAGATGTAACAAACATCTACATTTCGCAGTACACAACTTGGTAGCATTTCTTTGATTTGCTCACAGAAGCTTGGGATATTTACTTGTGGTTCTGTCTCACCAAAAACAAAAACAGGAATATGATGAATATGATATTCCCTGTTAAACACTTTTGGTTTCCCTTGTTGTTAGTTGAATGTCTGTTAGTGCTTGCTCATATCCGCGAAGAAAGTTTTCTTCCGCTACAACCAACAGAAACTCTGGGAACTCGGCTGCAAAGACCTCGACAATCATATCGACTGTGATCTCTTCGGATCTAGCCAGCCTCTCGCCAATATAATTAACAACTAACTGTTTGAGCCCTGTATCGGTGCTCACAACCTCATTTAAATTCTCGTTTTCCATTTTAACCTCACAGATTTTGTGCGGCGAAAGTAGCAACTCTTGAACGCTCACCCTTTAATAAGGTTACGTGAGCAGCTAACTCAAAGTCTTTAAACTTCTCAACAGCGTGAGTAAGACCATTTGTTGTAGCATCTATGTAGACGTTATCAATCTGTTCTACATCGCCTGTTAGCACAATCTTTGTTCCTTCACCAACTCTTGTAATGATAGTCTTTAGTTCGTGAGTTGTCAAGTTTTGTGCCTCATCA